GAAGAAAATGTAGATTGGAGTATTTTAAGACCTTCTGATTTTTCTTTAGAAGACAATAACAAACATTTACAATTTAATAGTGATTACAAATTATCACCTGAAGAAATCGAGTTATAAGTTTTATATTTATCTATTGTCATTGTATAGAATGAGTGAATACACAACATACATTTCAGAATTTCTAGGTACATGTTTTCTTGTGTTTGTAATTGTATCTGTAAAACACCCAATAGCAATTGGGATAAGTTTAACACTTGCGTTGTATTTGACGAGTGGTCATTTAAATCCAGCAGTTTCCTTAGTTTCTGTGATATCTAACAAATTAGAAATTCAAGAGTTACTCCCGTATATAATCGCACAAGGAGCTGGTGCTTTACTTGCTTATGAGCTATCACTATATAATTAATGTGACTTAAAAAATTGAAATGTTTTTTGTATTCTAGATAAAATTTAATTTAATATTGAAATGTTCCAAAACATCGATAAAAAAATACAAGAGTGCAAAGAGTTCGAAATTCTTTGTACAAAATGGATAACAGATGGTGAATCACAAATAAAACAAATGAAACAAATCAAAGACCAAAATAGCAACATGTTAGCAACATGCAAAGATCTATTAAAAAAACACACCAATACTAGTGTAGTTCGAAAAATTGATTTTGAGGTGGTTGATGGTAAAACACCACCCACTCCCACTAGGTCCATTTCAGAATCACAAATAACTCAATTTTCACCTTCACTTGCTCCATATGACTATGAAACACCTAAAAAAAAAGCTAAACATGTACATTTCACGCAACCAGACGATTTTGATTCGGATAATGAAACCCTAATACGTAATCTTTTAAGTACAAATAACAAAAACGAAGGTAATCCACAACCCTCTAATCAAAGAAAAAGAGTACGCAACAAAAAAATTTAAAGTATACCAATATATACACACAAGTAAAATAAACATAATATATGATTTAAAAAAAAGAGTCCACAAACATGACCCTTGAAATTATTTAAAATTGTATATATTTAAAATTGTATATATTTAAAATTGTATATATGAAAATTGTATATATGAAAATTGTATATATTTATTAATCAAAAATGACACCATTCTTTTGTTCGGAATAAATTCCAATCCTCTCTCGAGTTTCGATATCATATAATATTTTATCGTCGCATTGAAAATATTTAACACCATTGTATTGGACCTCTAACACTTCTGTATCAACTAATTCTTCGTTATCTTCATCTTCAGATTTTTCATCCGAAGATGAAGATAAAACTACTTCGATTGGTTTATCATTTTTTTTCACTTTTTTTTCTTTTTTTTTCTCTTTTTTATTTGTTTGTTCCCATACGTATTCTGGGATATGAATACCTTTTTCTTGAAATTCAGTTTTCACGTCTTCAATTTCAAGTTTAAGAGATTTTAATACTTCCACATATGGCTTTGGTCTTTTCCCTCTTGGATCTTTAAACTCGTTAAAGGCTACGTTCAAGCGATCTTCAATAAGACCACAATTAGGTTTACCATGTTGATTTGACTGCGACTGCTTAAAACACGTTTTACACAAATTATGTGAAGCATTTTTCATGGGCTTTGAAGGACACTGTACAAACATACTGTGTTGTAAACGAATACCATGGCAAGAATCGTATAAAACACCTGTAAAAGGTAATGGATAAGACGTCTTGGGGTAAGGTTGGGGTTCTTGTTCTTGATCTGATTGCGATTGTTCTTCATCTTCGCCTGTTGATTCTTCTTCACCTGAACTGCTTGTGCTATGCTCGTCTGATTCAAAATTCAGATCAGACATATCTGTGTCAGTAGTAGTAGTAGTAGTAGTAGTAGTAGTATCTGGTAAATCGTGTCTGGATAAAGCTGTGTGATCCGATTCACCTGATAGATATCGCAATGCTTCTTCAAAATCAAATCCATACTTTTTGGAAAGTTCATGGACAATACTTTCAGTAAAAGTATGCATATGCTTCTGCAAATCGTTAACGAAAACGTTCATGGCTTGGTTGTTCATAACAGACATTTGAGTTTTGTTTCAATAGAAATTATCGATTCACTTTAAAACGAAAATAATTTCAATTTTGCAAAATGGGTCCATAAATTTTATGATAGATACATTTTATTCTTAGTTTTTATTTTTAGGAACAGTGTCAAATTTCCATGGCTGATATAATTGTGTTGTATAGATATATTTATGTTGTGAAAACGTTTATATAATCTATATTTGATAATGAATACTCAACGTAATCCAAATACACTTTATGTTTACGTAATTCAATTTTCAGTAAATCAGCAATTTTATAAATATTTGCTAAAGGATCACCACTGGACTTTACACCATTTACTTCTAAACTATCAAATAATGGACCTAAAATATTTACACCGTTATGAGCAACATCCATAAATTCATCAATTCTATATACACCTTCAAATAAATCATACAAATAGAAATTTTCACTTGTTATGTAAATTAACCAATTGTTTCTTTCTTGATTCAGATCTTCATCTAGACTGATGTATAAACTTATGCGAGCCGTTGCATTTTTAATATATTTTTGTTGTGATTTGACTAAATTGGTTGTGTTTAACCATTTTAGTTGATCTGAAATATATGTTAAGATTTCGTCTGAGTTTAAATTTTCTGTTAATATTGTTGACAATCCATTAGACGAACTTCTTAAGTACGATATATCTTGGTGGTTAAGATACTTTGATACATTATTTATCATGTCAGTTGGTAAACTTGCAAATTTTGACCCACCTCTTTTGCGCGTATGTTGGATTTGAGGCTTTTTTGATTTTTTTTTAAGAGTTTTTTTATACTTCTTTATTTTTGGTGCCATTATGAATTATACAAATATTAAACATTTTTTGAAAATTTAGTGTAAATGCAAAAAAATACATTAAAAATGAATCAATTACATTTTCAAATTTATTTATCAAATTTTACGTAGTTAATATTCTAGGTATAACATTCATTGTAGTAAGTTCCTGGAATAATAATTTACATGCGTATGGTATTTCTATTTTTGTAAAATCTGTTCTATTTTCACAGTATCTACAATAATGAATTGAGTCATTGAAACAAACATTCATACCACATTGTTTGCATATATGTAATGTATACTTATCTGAAGCGTCATATATTCTCTCTTTCGTAAATGCTGACGCTCCATGTGAAACCATACAATCACGTTCCATTTCCCCGAAACGTAAGCCTCCGTCTCTTGCTCTACCATCTGCTGGTTGTCTAGTCAATACAACTTTAGGACCGTCATTACGACTATGAACTTTATCGTTAACCATATGTTTTAAACGTTGGTAAAAGGTAGGTCCCATAAAAATACTGGATTCCAACTGATTACCAGTCATTCCGTCGTACATAATTTCATTTCCGTGTTTTTCATATCCATGATTTTTCATTTCATTACATATATCCTGAATTGGAAAATCATTAAAGCTAGTCCCGTCACCATACAACCCAAGCTCTAACAATATCTTACCCATAATAGTTTCTTTTAATTGAGCTATAGTCATACGAGACGGTATAGCGTGTGGATTAATAATAATATCTGGTCTCAAACCTTCAGCAGTACAAGGCATATCTTCCTCCGGTAAAATTACACCAACTGTACCCTTTTGTCCGCTCCTGGAAGAAAACTTATCTCCAATCACAGGTTTTCGAAATGTTCGAATACGTACTTTACAGAAGGTGTAACCGTCACCGTTTCGATCAATATAGTTCTTATCAACATATGTATCGTCTTCACTTGTTCGATAAACTTTGCTGAGATCTTGGAATTTGATAATTTTGCGGTTATCATTTCTATTTTCTTTTATCGGCACCTTTTTTCCCATAATGATATCATTTTTCCCTAACAATGTGTTTTCAGCGACTAATCCATTTGAATCCAAGTTATTGTAATTTGCTAATTTCATTCCTTTTGTATTTGATGGATCTGGCTTACAACGAATTTCTTCATCCCCATGATTTTTTTTATCTTCATCTTTTTCTGTGTGATATATTGTTGCTGCAAACAATCCTCTATCAACAGACGCCTTATTTACAATTAATGAATCTTCTTGGTTATATCCAGTATATGTAGCAATAGCTACAATAACCATTTCACCAGAAGGCAATTGATTCAAGTTCATAATATTCATCAATCGTGTATCAACTAATGGTCTCATGGGATAAGAAAGTACATATGATGTTTTATCCATACGATAAGCAAAATTAGAAACGTATATACCCATAGCTTGTTTTCCCATTGCACATTGATAAGTGTTTCTTGGCGATTGATTATGTTCAGGAAATGGGATACATGAAGCTAGAATTCCAAATATAGTGCTTGGGTGAATTTCACAGTGAGTGTAATTGTAAGACTTATTTGATTCTAATACTTTTGGACTCATTGCGATCATACTGTATTCTTGTTCTTCCGGATCAATATATTCTATTACTGTATCTTTTACTTTGTGGTTCAAACACAAATCATCCCAACCTATTTCTTTTTTTAACAACTTGTCGTTTATAACAGTATCAAATATCAAATTTTTATGTTTAACTCTTAATAAAGGTCTTGTTAATCGTCCTGCGTCATTACATATCCGTATTTCTAAATTCAAAATATCAAATACAATGCTTGTATATATATTTATGATACCTTGTAATTTTTTGGACTTTAATTCAGTATATAACTTGTCAGGTTCTTTTACTAATCCAATCCAGCAACCATTAATAAACAGTTTGACTTTGTTGTGACATTCCATTGGATCTGAAACGTCTTTTAGGTGGATAATATCATCATGTACGATTTCATACAGTATATTACTATTCGAAGGAATAGTTACATGAGCCATATAACTTATATTTTTAACAATACCAACAGAAGCTCCTTCAGGAGTTTCCGCAGGACATATAAATCCCCAGCTTGTACTGTGTAATTTCCTCGGTGGAACTAGTTTACCAGTTTTGTCAATTGGAGTATTAATTCGACGCAAATGACTCAAACTAGAAATATATGTTAAACGATTTAACACTTGAGCCACTCCAACTTTTGTGCTATTTGGACTTTTTACA